CCCTGATGACCATCTCCCCGGCTATCATCAGCGGCGGTGGCGGCACGGACGCCGAGCTTCAGTACAAGAACGTGGACCTGGCTTCCACCTCTGCCACTGCGGCTATCACCTTCCTCAACACCACGGCAGCTAACGTCAACTGCTTCTGGCAGCGGGACGCTCTCGAGCTTCTCCCTGGCCGGTTCGCAGTGCCCTCCGACGCTGGCACCGCTGTGATGCGTGCGACCACCGATCAAGGTGTGGAGCTTGTCATGCAGAAGTTCTATGACATCGACTCCATGACGATCAAGTATCGTCTCGACACCCTCTTCGGGGTTTGCTGCAAGCAGCCTGAGATGGCTGGTATCCTCCTCTTCGATCAGTAAGAGGACTGAGGGGGCGGTGGCTTCGGCTGCCGCTCCCTTTCTCAGGAGAGAATGATGGCTAAGCGACCTGGTTTGTACGCGAACATCGCCGCTAAGCGTCGGCGCATCAAGGCAGGCTCCGGCGAGACGATGCGGAAGCCTGGCACGAGGGGCGCTCCCACGGCGAAAGCATTCAAGCAATCGGCCAAGACGGCGAAGAAGAAGAAATGATCGACTTCCCCAATACCGTATACAAGGAGGGCGGCCCACACTGGCACCCTCGACTCCGTCTCAAGTACCGCTACAAGGCTGTGGCGGACGAGGAGCAGTACAAGAAGGCTCTAGCTGACGGCTGGCGCCTCTCCCTGGTAGAAGCTGTGATCGAGCCAGAACCAGTGGTAGAATCCGAAGAGCTTCCTGATGATGCCCCTCCCACTAAGGAGGAGATGCTCCAGAAGGCTGAAGAACTCGGTTTGAAGATCGACAAGCGATGGTCTGAGAAGACCCTCCTTGCCAAGATCGAGGAGGCTCTCTAGTGAGCTACACGAAGCGCCAGTTCATCACCGCAGCCTTTGAAGAGATTGGGCTGGCCTCGTATGTCTTCGATCTACAGCCAGAGGATCTCCAGACCGCCCTGCGCCGCTTAGACGCGATGATGGCGGAGTGGAACGGGAAGGGCCTACGCCTCGCCTACCCCATCCCCCTGAGCCCGGAGGACGCCGATCTTGACACGGAGACGACGGTCCCTGACTGGGCGAATGAGGCGGTTATCACGAACCTTGCTACGCGCCTTGCGTCGGGCTATGGAAAGGCTGTTCCGCCCGATACTAAGATGATCGCACGCCAGGGCTACAACACGATCATGAGCCGGGCGGCGATGCCTCCCGAGATGCAGATGCCTCACTCTATGCCGCGTGGTTCAGGGCGCAAGCCTTGGCGCTACGACGACCCCTTCATGCCCATCCCGGATGCTCCTGTGGAGACTGGTGGAGAGGGCGAGCTGGATCTTTATTGAGGGCCTAACGATGCCGACTATCAACCAACTGCCGACCGTTACGAGCCTCTCAGGCGGCGATCTCTTCGCGGTCTACAACACGGGGAACGGTGACGCCCGGAAGGTGTCTGTCACGACCCTCTCCGCCTACATCGCGGCCCAGGGCGACAGCAGCAGCTTCACCCAGTTTGAGAGCCCCACGAACGGCTTCGTGCTGAACGTTGGCGGATCCGGTATCCAGACCTGGCTCATCCTTACCCCGGCAACCAGCCTGGCCTCTGGGACGCTTGTGCTCCCCGCTGCTGGTGGTGTGAAGGACGGGATGGAGATCATCGTGAACACGACGCGCCAGATCAACAGCGTATCGTTCACCCTCAACGGTGCGACGGCTATCTACGGCAACCCCGCCGTTCTAGCGGCAGAAGACACCTTCACCCTGAAGTTTAGCAACGGCCTGAACTCCTGGTTCCGGGTCGCGTAAGGAGCAGATCATGGAACTGACGACCTTCAAGCCTGGCTACGGCACCGGATCGCTCAACGCGGTCACGGATGCCTCTTCAAGCGTATCTATCCCCGAGAACGCACGTTCGTTAGTGCTGTCGAACCTGGGCAGCTCGACCGTGTGGGTACGGGTCTCTGACGGGGCCTCTACGGCCACCACGAGCGACTATCCCGTACTGGCAAGCCAGCAGGTATCCATCGCCAAGGGACGCCCCCAGGGGACGCTCTCGATGGTCTGCAACACTGGTGACAGCAGCACCCTCCATGTGATCGTCGGAGAAGGCTTCTAAGATGCTTCAGCGCGACCGTCAGCGGCAGAGAGAGCGAGGAACGTTTTCGGGTGGTGGGGCAGGAGCCTTCACTGCCGAGTACCTCGTGGTCGCTGGTGGTGGTGGGGGATCAACTCGTCACAGCGGTGGCGGCGGTGCGGGCGGTTATCGTTCGTCTGTTGCTGGCGAATCATCTGGAGGCGGTGCGTCTGCTGAGTCTGCTCTAAACATTGCTTTAGGGACGCCATACACAGTAACGGTTGGCGCTGGTGGTGGGACACAAACAAACACTTCCCCCCCGGCTCCCGGCGGCAACCCCGGCAGCAATTCGGTTTTCAGCACTATTACGTCTTTTGGCGGAGGTGGTGGCGGAGGAGATAATTATGCTCCCACCGCTGATGGGGGTTCCGGTGGAGGCGGCGGGTATTTAGGGGACTATGCGGGTTCTGGCACAGCGGGGCAGGGCTATGACGGCGGCTACGGGACGACTTTTGGCTCTGCGTATCATGGTGGTGGTGGTGGTGGTGCTGGGCAAGTTGGTGGAAATGCGGTCCTTTCAACCCGCGCAGGGAACGGAGGCAATGGTGTTCAGTCGTACATCACTGGCTCTGTTATTTACCGTGCAGGCGGTGGGGGTGGTAGCTCTTTTAGCCACCCTGGCGGAGCTGGTGGCCTTGGTGGAGGCGGTGCAGGCGGCGGTGGAAATGGAACAGCCGGTGCAGCTAACACTGGTGGCGGTGGAGGAGCTGGTGGCGGCACTGGGATTGGAGAAGCAGGCGGCTCTGGCATCGTAATCATCCGCGTCCCCAGCTCTGTTGTCGCAGAGTTCTCTGCTGGCGTTGTCTACAACTACATCCCCCTCGATGACTTCAACGTCTACGAGATCACGGCTGCTGGTGTCAGCGACACGGTGACGTTCTCCCAGGGCGCTGTGACCACGGTTAATGAGTCGCTGCGGTTCAACGATGACGACAATGCGTATCTGAGCCGTACCCCTGCCTCTGCGGGGGACCGTAAGACCTGGACCTTTAGCGCTTGGATTAAACGAGCAGGGATATCGGCTAGCGCGCGGGAGGGGATATTTACCTGCGTAAACTCTGGGGGTACTGACTATACCGGCTTTGAAATTGAACCAAACGGACTGCGTTTGTATGATAATAACGCTGGCGGAGAGTTTGTAACGTCTGCCGTGTTTAGAGATCCTTCTGCGTGGTATCACGTTGTTCTGGTTTTAGACACGACGCAAACAACTTCAACAGAGCGCATGAAGCTCTACGTTAACGGTGGTCGGATTACAGACTTTAGCTACATTACCTACCCCACACTGAACGCTGACACCCGAATAAACACGACAAATCAACATTCGATAGGAAGTTGGTCGCCTAATGCGACACTTTTCCCTTTCGACGGCTACCTCTCCGATGTCTACTTCATTGACGGACAAGCTCTCGACCCCAGCCGCTTCGGGAAGCAAGACGCTGACGGCATCTGGCAGCCCATTAGCTACACGGGCAGCTACGGCACCAACGGCTTCCATCTGGACTTTGCTGACAACAGCACGGCTGCGGCGCTTGGCACGGACACCAGCGGTAACGGCAACAACTGGACGCCTAGCGGGATCACCACGGACGATCAGGTGACTGATACGCCTACGGTGAACTATGCGACGTGGAACGCAGTATCAATTGGCGCTGATTCAACGCTGTCAGACGGCAACTTAAAAATTGCTTATGGAAGCTCTGCAACGCGAAACGCCACTACAAGCACCGTTGGTATGCAGTCTGGTAAGTGGTATTGGGAAATAGAAATAACGGCATCGTCGGTTGCTAACACAAATGCACTTATTGGCATATCATCGTCGTCCTCCGCAAGCGCCTTACCTAATTATCCAGGATTTAATGCTTTGGGTTGGGGATATCTTGGTGCTGGAGGCGACAAGTACCACAACGCATCTGCGGCATCCTATGGAGCCTCTTATGGAGTAGGAGACGTTATTGGGGTAGCCTTTGATGCTGACACTGGCGATCTTGAGTTTTATAAAAATAACGCATCTCAAGGCGTTGCATATACTGGCTTGACCGATGGTCCATATTTCCCGGCTATCGGTGACGGATCGGCTACTACTACCTTTACAGCGGTCGCCAACTTCGGCCAGCGCCCCTTCGCCTACACCCCGCCGACAGGCTTCCAAGCCCTGAACAGCGCGAACCTCCCTGCCCCTGTGATCGCAGACGGCAAGGAGCACTTTCAGCCTGCTCTGTACACGGGTAACGGGACCACCCAGGCTATCGGTGGCTTGGAGTTCAGTCCTGACTTTGTGTGGATTAAGAGCCGTAGCAGCGCTTCTTGGTGGCATGCGCTATTTGATGCCGTGCGCGGTGCCGGTCTTTATCTCCACACGAACAACACGGATGCGGAAGGGGGCGGAGGCACCTCGCTTCTTACGTCGTTTGATAGTAATGGGTTTACACTCAATGTGTCCCCCAACGGCACCGTCAATAACGCTGGTGATACTTACGTCGCCTGGAACTGGAACGCTGGCGGCAGCACCGTCACCAACACCGACGGCACCATCACCTCGCAGGTGCGGGCGAACACGGATGCTGGGTTTAGTATTGTTAGCTATTCACAAGGCGCTAGCGGGGCAACGGTAGGTCACGGGCTGGGTGCAGCTCCTGATATGATTATTGCAAAGTCACGAACCGTTGCAGGGACAAATTTTGCTGTATACCACTCGTTAGTTGGAAAAGATTGGGCTTTAGAACTCAGCAGCACAAACGCAGCTATATCGCTCGCTAATTATTGGGGGGCCTCTACTCCTTCTTCAGCTACGTTTGGTGTAGCGACTACTGGGTTTGCTAACAATACTGGAGACATGATCGCCTACTGCTTCCACAGCGTAGACGGCTTCAGCAAGTTCGGCAGCTACACCGGCAACGGCTCTGCTGACGGTCCCTTCGTCTACACGGGATTCCGTCCTGCGTTTGTGATGTTTAAGCGGACTGACGCGGCATCCCAATGGGGAATCTTTGACACAAAAAGAAGTGCAGACAATGTGGCCGTTAATTTGCTTTATCCAAACAATAGTTCTGCGGAAACTACTACCGCCGGGCGGGATATGGATATGTTAAGCAATGGATTTAAGCTTCGTGGCACCTCTGGTGATTCCAACGCCTCCGGCGGAACCTACATCTACATGGCATTTGCAGAGAACCCATTCAAGACGGCAAGGGCACGATAATGGCACACTACGCTTACCTTGATGAGAACAACATCGTCACCCAGGTGATCGTCGGGCGTGACGAGGACGACCTTGTTGAGGGCGTGGCTGACTGGGAGGGCTACTACGGCGCCAAGCGGTGCTCCTATAACACCTACGGCGGTCAGCACAGCCTCGGCGGCACGCCTTTCCGCAAGAACTATCCGGGAATCGGCTTCAGCTATGACGCCGACCGCGACGCATTCATCCCGCCACAGCCCTACGCCTCGTGGACGCTGAACGAAGACACCTGCCTCTGGGAGGCCCCTGTGGCTATGCCTGACGACGGCAAGCTGTACGCCTGGAACGAGGAGGCTGGTGCCTGGGAGGAGGTGCCCCTTGCCGAGGCCAGCTAAAGGCAAGGCCAAGGTCAAGGTCACTTCTTCCGGGAAGCGTGTATCCTACGGCCAGGCTGGCAAGGCAAAGGACGGAGGGCCGCGTGTACGTCCTGGGACCAAGAAGGGTGACGCCTATTGCGCCCGTTCAGCGGGCCAGATGCGTGACAACCCGAAAGCAGCCAAGAACCCCAACTCCCCCCTACGCCTCTCGCGGAAGCGATGGAAGTGCAAGGGCTCCAAAAGCACCAAATAGGGAATGAGTGAATGCAGATCCCAATCGTGCAGGGCGTGTTCACCGATAACGGCCCTGACATCCGCAGAGCGTACCCGGTAAACCTGGTCCCGACGATCCTCCCCAATGGGGTGAGTAACGGCTACCTGCGTCCTGCGGAAGGGATCACCGGCTTAACAACGGCAGCATTCGGCGGCTTCGACCGAGGCGGTATCAACTGGAACGGCCAGTGCTACCGCGTCCTAGGGCGCACCCTCTACATGATTGCGGAAGACGGCTCAGCTAACGGCATCGGCGACGTGGGCGACGGCGGCACTGTTACCTTCGACTACTCCTTCGACTACCTCGCTGTGGCCTCTGGCGGGCGCCTGTACTATTACGATGGCATATCACTGACCCAGGTCACGGACCCCGATCTAGGTACTGTGGTGGACTTCTGCTGGGTGGATGGCTACTTCTTCACCACGGACGGCGAGTTCCTTGTAGTCACAGAGCTGTCCGACCCGTTCCAGGTCAACCCTCTCAAGTACGCCTCGAGCGAGGCAGACCCCGATCCCGTTGTGGCGATCGTCAAGATCCGCAACGAAGTCCATGTCCTGAACCGGAACACCATCGAGGTCTTCGACAACATCGGCGGGGACTTCTTCCCCTTCAACCGTATCGAGGGCGCACAGGTCCAGAAAGGGTCTATAGGGACGTTCTCCTGCTGTGTTTTCATGGACCGCCTAGCCTTCCTAGGGGGTGGCCGTAACGAGGCCCCTGCGATCTATATGGCGGCCTCAGGGGGCACCCAGAAGCTCTCATCTGAAGAGATTGACGAGCTGATCGGGGACTACACCGAGGCGGAGCTGTCCCAAGTAATCCTTGAGACGCGCAAGGACAAGAACCATGAATTTCTGTACGTCCATCTCCCAGATCGCACGGTAGTCTTCGACGGCCTAGCCTCCCAGCAGGCGGGGCAGCCGGTATGGTTCACCCTCACCAGTTCAACGGTGGGCTTCTCCAAGTATCGCGCCAGAAACTTCGTTTACTGCTATGACAAGTGGCTCTGTGGCGACACCGTATTCGGCCAGGTCGGCTACCTCGATGACTCCCACGGGAACCATTGGGGCGACCGTGTTCGCTGGGAGCTTTCCACCCCCATCGTCTACAACGAGTCGAACGGTGGCATCTTCCACGAGCTTGAGCTGGTCTCGCTAACTGGCCGGACTGAGTTCGGGGTAGATACTCAAATCTGGACCGATTACAGCCTTGATGGGTTGTCCTGGAGCCAGCCCAAGTACATATCTGTCGGTAAGTCCGGGGAGACGAAGAAGCGTCTCGTATGGCGACGACAGGGGTTCATGCGCGCCACCCGAATCCAGCGCTTCCAGGGTACGTCCGACGCCCGGATCTCTGTGCTGAGGCTTGAGGCCCAGATCGAGCCCCTAAATGGCTAACCCTCCGCCCCTCAAGATCAGACGGAATCAGCTAGAGGCGTTCCTGAAGGACGACTTCGAGGCCATCCGTCAGTTTGAATTGCTCTTCCAGGCTGTAGAGGCGGCAGACCCTGGTGCGTCTGAAGCTCTACAGATCGAGATCGGGAACGCATTGGCGGCTGCGAATGACGCTGTGGCGCTCGCAGAAGCCCTCAGAGAGGCGCTGAGCGGCCTACTGCTACAACCCTACCCCCAAGAGCACAACAGCCTCACAGCGGACTATGTGGACTTCAGGCAGAACACGCAGTCCGCGTACAACCTGGGCCGCGCTCACTGGGACAACGATTGGGCAACTCTAGACATCGATGGGGAAAGCGATTACCTGATCAAGGTAGGGCAGACATCCCTCTTCTACGCCAAGAACACCTCGGGCGGGCCTATTGATATTGGCAGGGCGGTGATGTTCTCCGGTTCGGTTGGCGCATCGGGGAAGCTGACCTTCGATAACGCGGTCTCTGATGGCTCGGTCCCACATGAGTACCTGATGGGGATCACGGGCCACGACTTCATTGACAACCAGTTCGGCTACGTCGTCTTCTTTGGCGTCGTTCGAGGGTTTAGGACTGACGGCAGTGACAAGACGGTCCCCGAAACGTGGAACGACGGGGATCTCCTCTACATGGACCCCTCGTATCCTGGGGAATTGACCAACGTCCAGCCTGACGCACCCAACCTCCACGCTCCTATTGCTGCGGTTATCAGGGCAACCTCTGGCAACTCTGGCTCCATCTTCGTCCGCGCACTCCCTGGGGAGGCTCTCAGCGAGCTGCACGACGTATATGTCCCGAGCCCTTCTGACGGCCAGGTGCTAACCTACGTCTCATCTAACAGCCGGTGGGAGGCTGCTACGCCTGCGGCGGGTGGCGGCACCGATTCCATCGTCCACGCATTGATCCTGGGGTAGTCATGGCTAACGCATTCCTATCAGAGACACAGGCAGGCATCGGGCTAACACCTGTCACGGTCTACACCTGCCCCGCGTCAACCCAGACCACGATCATCGGTTTGTCTGTGGCTAACGTGACGGCTGCGGGCATCAAGGTTGACGTTATCCTAGACGCCTCCGGGAGGACTTCTGGGGCGGAGGACAGTGTCTATCTAGTGAAGGCTGCACCCATCCCTACAGGAGGCTCCCTGGTGGCCGTAGGGGGCGATCAGAAGGTCATCATGGAGCCTGGTGACATCGTTACCGTTACAAGCGACACAGCGGCCTCTGCGGACGTTCACATGAGCCACCTGGACATCACCTAATGGCGTACATCGGGAACGGCGTATACCTATTTGGGTCTAACCTGATCCTCCCGGCTGGGACGACGGCAGAGCGGCCTGCGTCTCCGGTTCAGGGGAGTGTGCGCTTCAACACCAGCTTGAGTCGGTATGAAGGTTATGACGGATCGTTCTGGGTGTTTTTAAGTGATTTGCCAACCATTAGCGTTGAATATCTTGTCATCGCTGGTGGCGGTGCTGGAGCGGGGTCTTTATATGCTACCTACAACGGGGGAGGCGGAGGGGCTGGGGGCTACAGATCATCCGTCAACGGAGAATCATCTGGGGGCGGGGCCTCCGCAGAGTCTGCGCTTTCAGTCGCAATCAATACAGCGTTTTCCCTTACCGTTGGTGCTGGTGCGGCAACAGCCGCAGCCAATACTGCTGGCGGCAATGGGTCGAATTCCGTGTTTTCCACCATCACCTCTCTCGGAGGAGGTGGAGGCGGTAGAACCACAGGGCTTACCGGAGGCTCCGGCGGCGGTGGTGCTGGGTATGCCTCTGGCGGTAGCCAAGCGGGCGGATCGGGAACGACAAGCCAAGGCTACGCTGGCGGCAGTGGCACCAATGGAGGCTTTGGCGCAGGAGCCGGGGGCGGTGCTGGCGCTGCTGGCGGGGATGCGGTAGTCAATACCTCTGGGACAGGCGGAAACGGCGTTCAATCCTCCGTCACCGGATCGGCTATTTATCGCGGTGGTGGCGGTGGTGGCGGAACATCAGGCGCAGCTGGTGGCTTGGGTGGCGGTGGTGCAGGCGGAAACTTCTCTGATGGTGTTGCAGGCACAGCGAACACTGGTGGAGGCGGTGGTGGCGCTCAGGGCGATGCTAGCCGTCTAGGCGGAGCAGGCGGTTCCGGCGTGATCATTCTCAAGGTCCCCGCAGGCTACTCCGCATCCTTCTCCGCAGGCGTTACCCAAACCTCTGCCACGGTGGGAAGCTATACCGTCTACACAATCACAGCAGCCGGTGCATCTGACACCGTAACCTTCTCCTAGGAGTAAATCATGGCTGTCTCAAGCAAAGTCCTAATCCCTGCCAAGCTCGCTGAGATCGCTCAGACGACGCAGTACACGGCGACGGGGGTGAAGGCCACCATCGACAAGTTCACGGCTACTAACACGTCTGTGAACGACGCCACGCTGTCTGTGAACCTGGTCGCATCTGGTGGTACGGCTGGAACCGGCAACCTGATCGTTGACACGCGGGTTATCGCTCCGGGCGAGACGTACACCTGTCCTGAATTGGTGGGCCACAACATCGACATCGGCGGCTTCATCTCAACCGCATCGAGCGCGAACGTAATCACGATCCGGGCATCTGGCCGAGAGATCTCTTGACGTTTGCTCTGGATAGCGATATGGGCGAAAATGGCCTAGCAGAATCAGAGGGCCCGACATGGGTGGATTAAGCTACAACCCGGCAATGAGCGACGAGCTGCGGATGCTGCAAGAGCAGCAGGACGCTGAGACGCGCCAGGCGTTCCGCGAGGCAGGCGTAGACGTTGAGGGCTTGACGCCTGAACAGTACGCGGCGGCTACTCAAGCCTTGGGTGAGTGGCGCAATCTGCCAGAAAATCGCGCCTATCGTAACAATAAGAGCGCCATTGGTAAGTTCGTGGACAGCATCGGCGGTCCTGCTGGCTTATTCCTTCTTACCGCAGGCCCCCTAGTCGCATTCGGTGGTGGTTTGGGTGCGGCTGGTGGAGCAGCTAGCGGAGCAGCTAGCGCTGGCACTGCTGGTGCAGTAGCTCCCGGCGGTGGCGTTTTCGCTGTCCCTGGCGGTGTAGGTGCAACGGCTGCTGGCTCTACGGGTTTAGGTGCAGCCCTTTCTGGCGCTGCTGGGAAGGTCGGATCGGTTATCTCTAGCGCGGCAGGCGCGTTAGGCGGAGGTGGTTCTATGGGTGGTCTTGGAACATTGCTGCTGAATGCAGGCACGCAGATTGTAGGTGGCCTGATCCAGCAGAAGGCAGCAGAGAAGGCTATCAAGAACCAGCGGGAAATGCTGACCCAGGCTGACGCGGCCCAGGCCGAATCAGCGCGTAAGGCTCTTGAAGAGGTCCGGGCGGCAAACCTCCAGGCAGAGGAACTCCTTGCCCCCTACATGGAGCTTGCCCCTCAACAGATCCAGAACCTTAACCTATACCAGACGGCAGGTAGCCAGGCCCTACAGCAGCAATCAGCCCTAGCAGGACTGCAAGGCCCCGAGGCTCAG